ACCCCGATGGCCGCCCTCTCCACACCGTCCCGAAGAAGGACGGTAGCGGGGAGAGGAACACCACAAAGGCAGACGCTCGCAAGCTGGGTTTATTCCCCAGCGTGACGGCGATTACGAAGGTGATCGCCAACCCAAGCCTCGATCGCTGGAAACAAAACCAGATGCTCGACGCTTGCGTAAACAACCCGATTGGTGCGGGTGAGGATACTGAGCAGTACGGCGACAAGATGCGCCAGCTGGCTCAGAAGAAAATGATCGACGCTCGCGTGTTCGGCTCGCTGTTTCATAACGCAATAGATGAGCTGAACAAAACGGGATACCTCGATGCTACCTATGACGAAATCAAACCGTTCGTTAAGCATTACATCGAGTGGACTCGCGACAAGCGAGTGTCGTTCGTGGACACCGAGTTCGTTTGCGTAAATGAGAAACTCGGCTATGCCGGTCAGGTGGACGGGTTAGCTATCGTTGACGGTAAGCTGACGCTACTGGACTACAAAACCCAAGACGTGAAGACAGATGCAAAGGGAAACCTAAAGCCAAACTTCTACGACTCTTGGGTGTGGCAGCTCGCCGCCTACAAGAATGCCAGCTGGCAAAACAAACCGGCTCGCATCCAGCAAGTGATGAGTGTGGTGCTGTGTAGTCAATCGCCTTGCTACCCGATCGTAAAGGTTTGGTCGGCGAAGGAATTGTCGAAGGCGTGGAAGACGTTCAAGGCCAGCTGTCAGATTTGGCAGCTGACAAACAACTTCGACCCAGCAGCAAACGTGAGGTTACTCAATGAAACTGGAGGAACTGAAAAGCAAGCTGCGTGAGGAAGAGGGCTACCTCCGAATGACTCCCCAATCTCTGGAGAGGGTACAGAAGGAGGCGTATGTCGAGGGACTGCGTGAGGCTGTGAGGATCATCGAGGATGGGGAAGTACCAGAGAGAGAAGGGTAAGCGCGGTGAGCGAGCGTGGCGTGACGTACTTCGTGACGCTGGGTTCGCCACCGCTTATCGCACCCAACAGTTTTCGGGCAAGTCTCCTTGCGGCTCTGCCGACGTTAACTGCCCAGAGCTACCCAGCATCCACTTTGAGGTTAAAAACGTCGAGAAGCTCAACGTGTGGGCCGCGTATGACCAAGCTGTGGCAGATGCACCGGAGGGGAAAGTGCCGGTGGTGGCAATCACCAAGAACAGTCGCGGATTTATCTGCGTTGTTGGCGGTGAAAATCTAATGGAAATTTTATCAGAGAGCAGTCTAGTTCAGAGTGACGATTGAGATTCCAGATGAGGTGTTGAAGAGCGATCTGTCGCTGACTGCGAAGCTGATCGTGGCTACCGCCATATCCCACCCCCACCTTTCAAAAGTGGAGCTGACGAGAGTGCTAGGAACAAACCGAAGTTCAGTTTTTAAAGCTATAAAAAAGGCCAAAGAAGGGGGTGTCTATAATGAGACGGGTAGTGTCCCTAGAGACACGAATCGTGTCACTTTAGACACTCCAGACCTAGTAGGTAAGTTAGTAGTAGGGGAGAAGGACACCAACACCCTAAAAGCCACGACTCCTCCGACGAAGGAGGAGGTGGCGAAATACGGAGCCGAGCTGGGAGCCGCCGGTTCGTTGGTCACAGAATTTTTCACCACCTACGAGGAGCGAGGGTGGATGAGTAACGGCGAACCAATCCGCAGCTGGAAGAAGATGCTGGGTTGGTGGGTACGGAATAAAAAACCCGCTCCAACTCAAACCAAAACCAAACCGAGTATCTCCGCAGAGGAGGCTCGGTATCTGATGGACGCAGCCAGCTAATGAAACTGCTACTCATCACAACTATAATTCTATCTATGAAAATATCACAAAAAATACCGAACGATCGTGATGCCGAATTGGGGCTGATCGGTGCAGCTATCCAGTCGAAGTTTGATGACATTCGTTCAGCTGGAATCAACGAGGACTTCTTTCACGACCTCAAGTGCCGAAGGATGTGGAAGCTAATGGAGGAACTGGACTGTGTTGGTACGGTCATAACAGCGGACACGCTGGGTCATAGAGCTAAAGACAGCGGAGGTTCAATTGCTTACTCCGACGTGCTGGAAGCTGACTCAGCGTGTCCATCTCCTCTGAACTGGCCGTACTGGGCCGAGGTTTGCGACGAGAAGCGGAAGGCTAGGCTGGTTCAAGAGACTGGACTGCGCCTCGCTGATGAGGCTGGTAAGCACGACAGCATCGACCAGCTGGTGAGTGAGGCTGAGTCGCTTATGTTCTCCCTAACCGAAAAGGTTTCGACGAAGACAGACAACAGAGAAGCGTCGTTCCAGCGGATAGTAGAGACGTTGGAGGACGCTCACCTAGGCCGAGGAACCGGAGTATCCACCGGTTTCAAAGGCATAGATAAAATCCTCGGTGGGTTGCGTGGTGGTCAACTGGTCACGATTGCTGCGCGACCCGCCGTAGGAAAGTCTGCGCTGGCTGGCAACATCGCCGAGAAGCTGGTGATGAGCGGCACGCCGGTTGGGTTCTTCAGCTACGAAATGACCGAGGACGAGCTGAACCTCCGAATGCTCTGCTCGCTGTCCGACACAAACCTAATCGGCGACGTAATAAACGAAGGTGTTGAGGTGGCCGACCAGCGACTTCGGATAATGGCCCAAGCTGCGAACGTCGCGCCCAAACTGAAAGCTGCTCCGCTGCATATCGTTGACAACGGCAACCTAACCGTCAGCCAGATTCGCAGCAACGCTCGCCGCTTGGTGCGGGACGAGGGAGTGAAGCTAATCATTGTTGACTACATCCAGCTAATCAAAGCCGGTAAGGATGATCGCCAAGCACAACGCCACGTTCAGATCGGCAACATCACAGGCGAGCTGAAACAGATGGCGATGGAACTCCAAGTTCCGGTCATTGGATTGGCCCAGCTGAACCGAGCGATCGAAGGGGAGAACCGGAGGCCGAGGTTATCCGATCTGCGTGAGAGCGGAAGCATCGAACAAGACTCGGACGTGGTGGCGTTCCTTTACGTCGAAGACCCCGATATGTGGGACGGCCCCAATATGCTGCTCAAGCTGTGCATAGGAAAGAACCGAGCCGGTCGCCAAGGCGAAGTTGATCTAGTGTTTGTCCGCAACAAAATCAGATTTGAAAGCGCGTATGATGAGAAGCACGCCGAATGGCTGAATCGGAGAAAGAAAGAGTTAAGCAGCTAGTGGACAAGACTGTTCAGCTGTTTGACGGAAGGCGGGTCGAGTGGTGGCAGATCAAGAGTCCGCCAAGCGAGGAACGGCTGGCCGATTTCTCGGACATTGAGAAGCCACGAACCAGCCACGCAGCTGAACGCCGAGAGGATTATCAGAAGCGGAGGTATTGGGAGGCACGCGCTAGAAGATTGTTAGCTGATCCGCGATCGAGGAAGAACGATTTGGAAACTGCCGAGAGAGGAACTCGGAAGAACCCCGAACTCAACGCTCAGTTGAGGGAGCGGATAAAAGTTACGAAGAAATAGTTTACACAGCTGGGCATAGAGTCGGCGGATGTCGCCGAACGGGTGGGTGTTATTGGTATTGGCCCTCCTCATAGTGAACACCAGCTGTATTTTTTAGGAGGGTGCGTGGTAGATGAGAAAGGATTCAGTGAACTTGTTTCGGCGATTGTGGTTCAAGCTGCGATCGACTTCGGGGAGGCGCATCGCTGCGGCCTCATCAATGCGGACAACACCGTCAACGCAGCTGCACTTAAAGCTGTTCTGCGACGGGCCTACCCAAGCCGATGCCCTTTGCCAAAGTGGATGGAACCCAGCGACATCTACTCAGCTGTCACCTTCCTCTTCACCGGCCACTCGCTCGACGACATCATTCCCGACAAGTGGGAAGTCAACCCCGACTCTATCCGGTTCGCTATTGTGGCAGCTGCTAAAGCGGGGAAACCGATGAATCACTTTTTCAATTTTGATACCCAATAATATAACCCAGATTCACGAAAACTATACCCGCCTCGGCACGTTTGAGCGGGTATCGGTTGAGCGTTGGAAGCTGTTGAACCCAGACTGGAACTACCAGTTCATTGAAGGGGATCAGCTGGCTGGTCACATAAAAGAAACGTGGCCCGAACAATTCAACCAATACTGTGATTTCGCAACGATTCAGAAGGCAGCTATCCAGCGGATCGCAGCTGTCCACAAATACGGTGGGCTGTATGTGGACTGCGACGTGTACCCAATCAAGATGACCAGCACGTTCACCGATCTGAAATCAGAATCCAATTTCTACAACTTAAAGGATCACCCTAACTACGACGGCGATCTAATAGCTGACTATATATTTGCAGCTGAGAAAGGCAGCAAGCTGCTGCTTGAGTTAGGCAAAGAAATATTTAAACGGAGCCGAGAGCGAACAGTTGAGGAGCTAGGCGGCTGGGCTGGCTACGTCTACGAGACGTGCAGCATTCACGCGTTCTCAGAGATGGTGTTTACTTATTACGCAAAAGACACGATGCCGGTGATTTATTATATCGACGGCTGCGACAACCACATCGAGGACTTGAAGGCCAGCCCAATGGAGTGCAACACCTACCACTACTCAACCGAAAGCTGGGTTGAGAACGATCGGTTTAGGCGAGACGGGAAGGACAAGCAATACGACCAGCTGCAACACCTCGATGTCATCAAAGAGATTTACGGAGTATGAATCAAAAGCGAATAGCAGAAACAACGAGTGAATTTTACGGAGTCGATCTAGCTGAAATGAAAAGCCCAGACCGGCACGACAGAATCGCTTGGCCACGCAACGTGTGTATGTACCTAGCTGATAATCTGAAGTTCAAGAAGAGCGACATCGGTAGGTTTTGGAACCGCGACCGAACTATCGTTTACAACGCTGTAAAGAAGGTTGGGGGAGAGATCGAGGTGAACAAGCGAAGGCTGGGCGAGGTGCGCGAGATCGTCCGCATACTTAAAAAGAAATGACGAAGGTTTTTATTACCGGCATCACCGGCCAAGACGGCAGCTACCTAGCTGAGAAGATGCTAGCTAAAGGCTACGAGGTTCACGGGCTAGTGCGCCGAGCGAGCAGCTTTAACACCCAACGGATCGACCACATCTTTGATCGGGTACAGCTGCATCGGGGAGATATGACCGATTACCTTTCGCTGCGCTCTGCGCTGAAGTCGGTGAAGCCCGACCAGATTTACAACCTAGCCGCAATGTCTCAAGTGCGCGACTCGTTCGCGGTGATGCGCCACACAACTGCGACCAACTTTGTAGGTGCAGCTGATCTGATGGCAGCTGCTTGGGACATCTGCCCGAACGCGAGGTTTTATCAAGCCAGCACGTCGGAGATGTACGGCAACACCGGAGAGTTTGACAGCGACGGAAATCTCAAGCCGATCACCGAGGACACTCCGCTCCGACCCGTATCGCCTTACGG